TTTGCTACAGCATTGCTATAGCTTTGCTTACTTGCCTTACCTCCTAATGCACCTGCTTTTCTGCGCTTTTCCCGAAGGTCGGTGACCGATTTTCGAACCTCCTCAAGCCGATGGTGGCGAACACGATTTTCATCGTCTATATAGAATTTGGGCAGAATTTGTTCCAGTTTTGATGTAGAAACGCCCGCCAAACGCGCCAAATGTGATTTGCTTTTCATCGGAATCCCATCGTCCAGCCATGAATGGCAGAGCAGTCTCATGTACGCGCCTACCTCCGCCGGACTCATCAGCATGGTTGAGACTAGGAATGATTCTGGATAGAATGGGAATTGAAACAGTCTTTCATCTTTGTCTTTCATATCATTTTACTTTCAATGTTTTGCCCCTCTCATGGGCCATTACTTTTCTGAAAATTAATAGGCGCACATCTTGCTCAAGCTCATCCTTCCAATCCCTGGAGATTTGGCTGATGCCCTTCTTGTATCGGTTAGCGGTCTGCATCACCTCTTTGGTGACTGCTGCATGGTTTAGTAGGCTCATAATTGTGCAGGGGCGAATATCGGCCCCGATAGTTGGCTGGACTCCAGATTGAACGCTAAATGGCCCCTGAAGGGGTTCAGGAAGCGTTGCTCGACCTCCAGAAGTGCTGCTTGTGTTTGAAACGTAGAACCGTCCCTACGTTTCCGTATTGTACCCTTGGGGTATTCAGTGCCAAAAGCCAGCGCATCCTCCTTCGATATCCACCCGCAGACCTCCAGTGTGGAAGTGTCCTTGATCAGCGATTGGAATATCAGCACCTCGGCATCCAGATGCGCTTGGGCCAGAACAAAATTGTGAACGAAGTTTGGGGATACCGGAACCGTCCGGCCCATTGTCTTCACATCCGCCTTCAGCCCGTCCAGTTCGATGTCAAACCCGCCATCATATCCCCCCTTGAGCGTGGGCCAATAGCCCGTGATGAGTTTCTTAAAGCAAATTTCACCTAATAGGCCGGTGTACTGCCGGTTACGGTCACCATCGAAATGCCCACGATTACCCATATTGTTTTGGGCAAGGAAGAGCCATGCATATTGCTTGGCGATCTGCGGTATTTCGAGTTGCAGGATCATCTGAATGCGATTCGAAGGCAAAAGGCGAAGAACGCCAGTGCCAGTAAAATATCAATGACGAGAGATAGCCGGTTCATCGGTCTGACAAATCCTTGTAGTAGCGCATCTGTTTCTCCAGCGTCTCCAACTGGCCCTTGTAATAATTCTCCATCTGTCCGCGCCCAATCCGGTAGCCTAAAGTCCAGCCCCGATCATACTCACTAATAGGCTCAACTTGCCCGCCCACGCTTTCACTCTCTTCTTTTTCAATTCGTTCTTCAGCCATTGGTCTTTGCTCCCTGTAATTCCAATCAAAGCGCAGTCTACTTCGCTCCGGCTGGCGTCCTTGTTAATTAAAGTCCGGCGGGCATATTCCTCCCAAAACTCTATTGATCCTGCTTGCACCTTGGACATTCCCATTCCCCCCGTTCCTCATCCCACTCCATCGCTACAGGCTCAAGGCCATGAAAGCACAATGGTGGATCATTCAATTCGTCTTCACAAAAATCGTAGTACCCTGCACCTTTCATGGATTCACCTCGATGATCGTTTTTTCTTCTTTGCGCGTTTTGACTTTTTCCTGCCTACAGATGACTTCGATGTGCGCCGTTGTGTCGTCTTCGATGATGCCCGCGTAGCGGAGCGCGTCGATGTGGTATTTCGGCGTAAGGTTATCTGGGTCAAGCAGTCGAATCCGGCGGCTTGTAATGCGAACCACACTTCGTTGAACAACTCCTCCTTGAGCTTCTTCCGCGCCCACGGATTCATGCCGAATAGCCGATTCAGGCTTGGTACTCTGCTTGGGCATTCGATATATACCTTATGCTTTGACACGCTCGACATGAGGCATTTGAGGGATGACAGATTCGCAATCCAATTCCTTGGCGATCTCATTGATCAAGCCGGTGAAGTAACGGTCACGGTGAACCACAATCCGGCAAGCGACCCGCTTTAGCGAATGGATGATGGCAGCGTGATGACAGTCGAAGTGTCGGCCAAGCATAGCCAGGTGAATGCCAAGATGTTCAGCGCACAAGTACCAGACGATGTGCCGAGCATCCACGATGGGTTCCATGCGGTTACGCCCCAAGATGTCCTTGCGAGATATGCCGGTATGCTTTTCAACCACATCGATAATGTGATCGACCTCTTTTGCTTTTGATGGCGATAGTTTTAGTTTGGATTTCATTTTAGGTATTTGATTAGTTTTGAAATTGCATTTTGAGTTGTGACGGGGCATTTGGAGATTTTGCCGTCAAAGCGATTTGCGAATCCATTCACTCCGCAGTTGTAGGCAGCGTAGAGTTCGCCAACTGAAGGCTCGCGATCTAACGCCTTCCATAGTCTGCCGTGGATCAGGCAGAGGTATAGGTGGGCGTAATCAGATGCGATGCGCCGGTCATGGGCCTTGCTCCAATGGTAGACCGGCTTGCCCATCTTAATGCGCTCGGCATTGCAGTCGGCCCACGCCGCCTTGCCGAATTGCCATGCGCCCTTCTCTCCAGCCTTCCCAATCGCCTTATCATTAAAGTTGGATTCGATGTAGGCGAACCCATCGATCAACTGGGGGTTAATCACCACGGCCTTGGCCGGTAAGGTGAACATCAGTAGTAGCAGTATTTTTTTCATAAGAGTTTTAAGATTTGGTGCGCGAGGGGCGCGGAGATTGAGTTTCCAATAGCTTGAATCCGTTCACTACGGTGTGGCCAAGAGGCAAACCCATTAACCATTCGGAGAACTCTGGAGGGAGTTTCATCCCAAAGATGTTCTGGAACACTCTCCCAAGCAGTCCCTTTTCGGGAACGTTTTCTAAACTTCCGGTGTCCTTCCAATCGCGGCTGGTCGGTGTGGGCCATGAACCAGAGTCTGTCCCTTCGATGGGGGCAACCTCCGTAGGCACAAGCTGGAAGTACAACCGCCCCCGTGGTGTACCCTGCGGACTCCAGCGCATCGAAAAAATCGTCGAGGTGAAACTTCGCGAACTCACTAACCTCCTCACCAATGAGCCAAGTGGGCCGGAGGTCTTCAACAATGTTAAACAACTCTCGCCAGAGGATACGGTCATCTGATTCGTCGCCTCGGTTGTTATTAGCTCTGGAGTAAGGTTGGCAAGGGGGCGAGGCGGTGAGCAAATCGCAGATGCCTGTTTTCTTAAAAGTGACTTTTCGGATATCCCCAAAGTTTGGGACATGGGGCCAGTGTCGCTTGAGGACGGCACTGGGGTACTTGGCACATTCAGCAAATCCAACTGTTTGGAAGTTGCCGGTTCGCTCGGCAGCGATGCTCCATGCTCCGATGCCGGAGAAGAGGTCGATGTGAGTTCGTTTTTCATTCATTGTAGTAATTGAAACTGGCGGGCCGCGGGACGGGAAACGGCGTTAGCCGCAAAGGAGGGTGTCCCTGAAGAATCGACCCGCCAGTTAGATTAACTAAAACGGAACATCATCCTCCTCGGTGATGGTCTGCTGTTGAGGCGCGGCCTGTTGCGGAGGCTGACCCTCTTGCAAGGTAGCCTGAACCTTGTTCCAACCGGCTTGCTGCTGGCGTTGCTCCTGACGCTGCGCCTCCGCGCCCTCGTCAACCTCTTCCATTGCGATACCGAAGTTGAATCCTTCCTTGCCCATCTCGCCGTTCAGCCAGACCGAAACCTTGGTTAGAGTTCCATCCAGCATCCGAATCTTGCCGGAGTAACGCGGTGAGTTCGGGTTCTTGGGATTTAGATTTAGGTAGATTGACCCCTTACCTGGTGGGAGTTGTTTTTTCTGTTCCATACTATTTTTTAGTTAAACGTGGTTTACCTTTTGTTGTCGAAACGAGGTCGCCCAATGAGCGACTCACCGCCTCTTTTGCTTCTTTACCTGTCAGCCCGCTCGACTCCTTCACCGCCTTCTCAATGCCGGTTAAGGACGCCTTACAGGCTCCGATAAATTCTGATTGATCGATTAGCCCATCCTGCTTCAAGGCTTGGAATGCGGCTTCGATGGATGCGATCTCTCGGCGTTGAACACCGTCCTTCAGGACATAACCGTCAATTGCATCGGGATTCTCCTCCAGCATGACGCGCGCGCGCTCTTCGATTTCCGGAATCATTTTTTTAGCGACCCCAACGTAGTCGAGCAGTTGCGCGAAACGCTCCGGATCACTCAAGGCTTGCGCGCCCTTGCTCACCGTTAGGGTGGCAGCGATAGCTTCAGGGCAGTCAGCCTTGGCTTTGCAAAACCGGCATTGCTTCTCGCCCGCCTCGCGGTGAGCGTAGTTGCTCATCGCCACGCGCAGGATGCCCTCGATGAACTGCCGCCCATCCTTCAATGCCTTGCTGTCGTATTCGGCCCACTCCACCGGATGCATGGGCTGGATGATGGCCGCGTACACTTTGGTGATCTTCGGATGGTTGGCTTTGACCAAAACGGCCAGTGCCAGCAGTTGAAGATTCTCACGCGAACCCGTCACCTTGCCCGTGCCGGTTTTGTAGTCCACCACCAGCGCAGTATTACCTTTTGTCACAAGATAATCGGGCATACCCGAATAGTTTATTTCTCCAGCCATAACCGCACCTCCTTCACCACTTTAAGTTTCTTCGCGTCTGGGA